CACTTTCATTTAACCTTTACGAGAAAGAAGAATAACAATGGTAGAAATAAACGACATTGATTTTGAAGAAGATCAACAAAATATAATAGAGAAAACAGATATTCAAACACTGGCATCTTACTGTCAAGAGTTGCAACAAGTGGAGGATCACATTGCACTGTTGGAGAAAGAGGTCAAAACACAAAAAGAAAAAGCAGACAAGATTGGATCAGAGATCATACCTAATATGCTCGCAGAGCAAGGGCTATCATCTTTGAAATTAGCTGACGGCAGTTCTATTGATGTAAGAAAATCATACAACTGCACCATCAAAAAAGATCAGATGGAGTTAGCTTACAACTGGCTTCGAGAAAACGGACTGGGTG